CGGCCGCGTCGACCGCCTTGGCCACGCCGCAGCAGACGATCACCGCCTTGGCGCGGGTGTAGATGGCCCGGCAGGCCTTGGTGATGGCCGATGCCTCACCGAACGCGGCGACCGCCTCGCGCTCGTTGGTGATCAGGACCAGGTCGTTGTACTTGGCCGTAGCGGTACCGCCCTCGGTGAAGGTGTCGACCAAGCCAATGATCGAGGACGACGGCAGGGCAATGCTGCGCGCGCCGGTGTCGACGTTCGTTACGGTAACGCCGTGAAAAAATCCAGCCATGGGAAATGCTCCAGAAAGCACCGGGCCGCGACAGTACGCGGCCTGGACACAAAAAAAGCCGCGTAGCGGCCTTGGGGATTACGGTATTACTGGGAGGGATCAGGTGGCGTTGCCTACGCCCGCGATGCACGCCTGAATCTGCGCCACCGCCTGGTCGGTGGCGGCCTCGACGCTGTCGTGATCGTAGGCATCGGAAATGGTCTTCTTTGCCTTGAGGCGGATCGAGCGTACACCCGAAATGGCTACACGGAACGCCTGCGTGGCCGCGAGAATCTCGTCGGCAGCTTCTTTCGCATTCAGCCCGGCCGAGGTCATCGATGCCTCAACGGATACAGGCACGTCGCCCTCATAGCCGCCATCTGCAAAGGCCTTGGCTTCGTCTGCCGCAATGCTGTACTCAACGAAACGGGAGTTATCGCCGAGCATCGCAGTGCGCGCCGCATCGGCCGCTTGATCCACTTGCTGCGCACCGACCGCCACCGCTACGGCTAGTGGCAAAGCCTGGAAGTCGAACCCGACATAGGAACGTCCGTCGAAGGTGACGCTCAAGTCTTTAGTTTTCATGGCTACGGTCCTTTAGAACGTGTTGAGGTTCGTGAGAATGTTGTTGTTGGAAGAGGCTTGCGAGCCCGAAGCCATGCCGAAGACGTAGCGACCACCGAAGCCGGACGGGAACGTGGTGTTGTAGGCCTCCAACAGCATGGCCGAAGTCGGGGCGTAGGCCAGAACCGCATTCGCGCCTGGTACGTCCACCACTTCACTATCCAGCAACTTGATCTGGATCAGCGGGGCCTGGCCCGACTGGGTTCCCCGGAAGAAGGTATTCGGCCCACCCGACGGCGCCGAGCTAAGGCCAGTAACCGACGGGAAGACAATCGACATGTCTTTCAGCGAAATGGAAGATGCGGTCTGTAACAGGAACGAAGCCAGTCGCTGCTCGTTCGAAGTACCTTGGTAGATCTTCGCGTTGAGCTTGCGCTTGGTTCCGAGCGTGGACGAACCCAGCTGCAGGGACACACCTTCAACGGAGATATCAAAGGTGATGTCGTAGTCGCTGGCGAGCAGGACGGTGCAGATACCGCCATAGGGCGTGCTGGCAACAGCCTTGTCGATCGTCTTGAAGGGGGTGGCCATTTTCCCGTCATTGCTGTCCGAACCGGCGACATAGTCCACGTAATACGTTTTTTTGTTGACCGGCACGGCCAGCAGTGCGGCGGTCAAAGCGGCATTGATGGCGTTATTCTTGCCATTGAAAGTTGCGATCAGATCGCTGGCCGCTTTGGTCAGATCGGCAATACCAGATTCAAGACTCATTATTTAAGGCTCCCAGAGTTAGTAACAACCAAGTTCTGCAACTTGATAACTGCTGCTGCATTTGCAGCGATTGCGATTAATGATTCAGTGCGTTGCGACTCTTGCTGCAGCTCGCATTGCTTCATGCGAGTCAGTAGGTCAGCGATCTGCAGACCGGCTACTTGAAGCCGCTTTTCCTGGCTTTCGTTCGCCTCTTTCTGCTGTAGCCCACGCAGCATCTCGGTGATCATCACCGTGGCCTGCGAGGCTAGCGGTTCGGCCAGTGTCAGATTGAGCCCGGCGGCGGCGCTGTTGATCGTGACGCTGTCGGCGGGTAGCGCCTCAAGGGAGAGGTCATAGGCCAACAACAGCTCGGTGTTTGCCGACTTGTAGGTCAGCGCCTCAGTTGCGTGCGACCACACCGCGAGCAGCGTGCCGTCGCTCAGGAAGAAACCGACCTCCCGTACCCAGAACGCGGCCGCATCGTCAGCCACGGCCGTAAGGTGAATCAGCGTGCTGCTCAGCTTCTCGCCGCCAGAAATGGGGTACTTGACCACTTGGCTGCGCAGGGTCTTTTGGTCAGCGCTAGGCGTGTAACCCGCAGAACCGAGGCCGATGTGAGAAATCTCCGCCGACAGGCCGGTGTTGGTGGCGTTCCAGATCGCCGCCAGGCCGGCCTTGGTGATCTGGGGTTGCAAAGCGGTACTCATAGAACTGCCTCCATCGTGACGCGCACGACAGTAAGGTGGCTGAGGCCATTGGCCGCCAGCAGGACCGTGTCGTTATGGATCGATACACCCTGCGCCTCGGCAGACCACCGAGAGACGCAGCGCGGTTGGGTAGCGTTAGCCAATAGGAAGCCCTGCTCAGACGACGGCATGGGCACCGCCTGGGCATCACCTGAATGCCGCTGCACCTGCTGTACCCGCGACGCATTGACCAGGCCAAGGTCCTGTTCAGATGGCGGCATGGGGATTGGTTGCGACTCGGCCGAGCGGCGCACCCACCCCTGCAAGCGCGAAGCATTGGCCGCCACCAGGCCGCCATCGAAGCGCGCGCCAAGCCTGAAGGTGTAGTGACTGCGCTCGTTCTTCGTCGCGTCGACCAGGGCACGCAGGCGTTCCTCCAGCTGCGGTGAAATGATCGAGCCCTCACCGGGCCGGTTATCGTTGGCCCACGCCGTGATCTGGAACGTGTAAGGCGCGGCGTTGGGGATCTCGCGCCACTCCTTGTAATCTGCGTTGACCCGCACCGCCTTGAGCACCCGCTGGATCGCGCCGACCGTACCCTTGGTCTTGTGGACCGGTATCGCCTCGCGGATCAACTCGCGGCGCTGCTCGTCGGTATACGCGGCCTCCCAGCCCTCGACCTTCCACGACCAGGCAAGCCAGGGCAGGAAGTTGGGCGGGCAGCGCGCCGAGTCGGCCACGCCCCGGATGATGTCCGGATCAAGGCCAAGGTCGGCGGCGGCCTCCAGGGCGCGCTCCAGCTGGGTGGCGTTGTGCGGTAACAGGCTCATGCCACCACCTTCGTCGTCAGCGTGACCGACGTGCAGTTGGGGTAATGCCGCTTGTCACACACCACCCCGGCCGCCGGATACTTCAAGGTCACGCTCCGAATCCCCGTTACGTGTAACGCGGCGTAGATGGCCGACAGGGGCAGCTGCCCCTGCAGGCGGCGCGCGGTTGCAATGGCTGCGTCCAGGCCAGCCTTGGCCGTGGCTTTCACCACGTCCGGGTCCGGCCCTTCCTCAATCTGCAGTTCGGCCTCTACCTTGAAGTCGCTGGGGATGCCGGCAGCCACCCGGGGGCGGTCAGTGATCGGCCGCACTTCCTCGGCCGACAGGGCCGCCTTGACCGTAGCCACCAGCTGCGCCACGGGCGTTGTGCTGGTGAGGCTGGGCAGGATGGCCAGCGACACGTCGCCGGGAAGCGGATTGGCCAGCCCTGCGTCGTAGTCACAGACCACGACAATGGCCCCGTCCGGCAGCTGGGCGCGAACCGTCGGCGTCAATTCCACCCCGGAAAACCGGGGCGAATCGACCGACACGTTGGTCAGCTCAGCCGATGCGCTCAGCCCGTGATACTCATAGGCACCGCTGCTGCCGGCCACCGACAACGCTTCCAGCGAGAGCCGCGTGCGGTAGCGCAGTTCCTCGTCGCCTTCCATCACCGCCTCAACGGGCGGCACCGCATCAGGGTCGGCCGGGCGAATGACCAGCTTTTCCACGCCGTAGTCAGCGGCCCGGTTCACCAGGTCGTTGCCCTTGGCGAAGGCCAGCAAGCTCGCCTTGGCCGCCGCGTTGACCCGAGCACGCATGAGCATTTCCCGGTAAGCCATGACTTCCATCAGCTTGACCACCGGATCGGACTCCAGCACCGCCGTCCACTGGTCGCCCATGAACGACCGGAAGATGCTTAGCACCTCCTGATACAGCTCCTCGAAATCCACGCTCTCCACCACGTCGGGCGGGGGCAGCAGGGAAAGGTCGATCATGCGGTTACCTCCATTACGGCAGAACTGCCCAGGTACTCGCCGGTCAGCGTCATGCCGATCTGCCCATCAAGCACCGAGGTGACCACCACCCGCTCCAGCCTCAAGCGAGGCTCCCAGCGGCCCAAGGAACGGGCCACCTCGGCCTGTACCGCGCTTTTCCACCCCTCGTTGACCGGCATGTCGACGTAACGCCGCAGCTTGCTGCCGTACTCCGGCCGCATACGACGGCTGCCAAGCGGTGTGGTCAGAATGTCCTCGATGGATTGGCGCAGGTGGTCAAGGCCCGAGATAGCTTCGCCGGTGCGGCGATCCAGGCCGATCATGGTCAGCCGTCCAGCCGCTGCAGCTCAGGGTGGCCAGCCAGGAACGCTAGCGCCTCAACGTCTTCGGCCGGCACGCTGACGCGCTTGGCCACCACTTTGAATTCGCGCAGGTCCTCGCCCTTAGTCAGGTACAGCGAGCGCGAGGTGTAGACGTTGTCGGCGAAGGTGACTTGTGCCCCTGCCTTGGTTGCAGCCAGGTGAGCCACAACGGTCGCCCCGGTTGCCTCCGAGGCAGGAGCTTCATCGGTTGAAACTGATTTCTTGTCAGCCATAAGGCGTTCTCCAGATAAGACAAAGCCCGCATGTGCGGGCTGTCAGTGCTTGTGATTTGCCGTGTTGCCGGCGGTGTCGATGATCTTGCCGCCGCCGTTGATATCGCCCGTTACGCGTAACGGTCCATTGATCAACACGTTACCCTCCAGGGTGATCGACGACGCCTTGACCGTGGCGGCCTGCGCCTCGGCCGTCATCGTCGTGGTCTTGGCACTAATCGTGTCGTCGGTGATTACCGCCTTGCTGCCGCCGACCTCGATGTTGACCGTGCCGGTGGGCAGCTTGATGGTGTAGCTATTGGCTTCCCAGTCGTAGACCAGCGAGCCGCCATCATCGAAACGCCACACCTCGACATGGTCGCGGTTGTCCGGCTGCGGGCCGGCATTGCCATACAGCCCCGGCACAAATGTGCCCTGGGCAGGGTCACCGCTCGGGCTGATCAGCGCGCCCTGCTCGCCCAGGCTTGGCGACCGCCAATGGCGGGCCTTGCCGGCAGCCAGGGCATGCCACTTCACCCATGCACTGACCCAGTCGCTGCCGTCCGTCATGCGCAGCCTCCCGGCCACCAAGTCCACGGCAACCACATACCCCTTGATTACCTGGCCGGAAATCATCCGGTCATGCTGCGCAGTCGGGTAGCTCATTCCATGGCCTCCGGATGCAGGTAGTGCTGCTCCTTCCCCTCCCCGCTGTCCGGGTCGACGGCGAACAGCACCGGGCCGGGCTCTCGGGGCCACGGCCACTCCTCCTCGCCCAAGTAGATGATCTGAGTCCACTCGACCACCCAGACCGCAAAGCCGTCCAGCTCTGGCCTGCTCCAATCGCGCTCGGCCCCTACAAACTCAGCGAACCTCACCGGCAAGCCCCACGACTGCATGCGGAGCAGCACAGCCAACTGAGCAGCCACAAACGCAGCAATGTGCAAGCAGTTGTCTTCCTCCCCCGGTACAAGCACGCGCGCTTCAAAACGCGCATCGACCGCAGTCTGCCCCGTCCCCGGGTCCTCTTCGGCACTTTCGAATCCTGCCAGTTCGAGCACCACTGCAGGCGGTGGGACGACCTCGATGCCGCTCGGCATGGTCCCGACATATTGCAAGCCTGGAATGGCTTCCCTGATGTGCTGCTCCATGGCCGCATACACCTGGCCTAGTGGAATGAAATCCTCATCCATTGCCTGACCTCCGGAGGTACTTCTGTAATTCGAAGTTCAGCTCTTGCTCCATGACGACTACCAGGCGCTCGTGCGCGCGCTTGGTCCAAGCCTCGAAGTGAGACCGGACGTCCTCCAGGGAGATCTTCGCCTTGGCCAACGGGAAGCGACTGTCGTTCTCCGAGATCCAACCAGAACGTCGTCCAACGCCCCCTGATACCTCGCTATCCGGGTAGCTGTCCGCGTCGAAGTGCTTGCTTGCAGTACGGATCCAGATATCCGGATTGCCGCCGTATACGGTCTTGAAGAACGCGCCCTGGTACTTGCGGCCCGCCACAGAAACGCCAGTCCGGCTCTGCCGGGGCCTACCCGCTCGACTGGCTTCGATGGGGTTGATGCCGAACCAGAGTTTGCCCTGACCGCTCCCGGACACCGGGAACGCCCTTAGCCGCTGCCTCACCGCCGCGATAGCGATCCGCTCCTGGCGGCCTACCTCCCGGGCGACGTGCGTTCGAAGCCAGCGCAACGTCTTGTTGATTGCCCGTCGTTGCGCGGCATGGACCGCTTTGGGGACCAGTCTGGTGAAATCCTGAAAGCCCTTGAGCGCCTGCGGGTCCAGTTGCAACGAGATCAACCCGCTGCTGGCTGACTGCTTGTGATAGCTACCAACACTCATACCGCCTTCCTCAAGATCAGCGTTACAAGGCCATCGCCACCAGGCTCGCTGCCGGCGATGGTGTAGGTGCCGCCACCGTCCTCTGGCGGCAGATCGATCACAACCCGTTGCTTCACCTCGACACCGGCATTATCGCCAACCCTGATGACCAGATGCGGCTCACGCAGAGCGGTCCTGATCTGGCCGAGCTTGGGCTGCAGCCAGGGCGCCGAGAACATCCCGAGAACTGGGCGGCCTTCGATATGCGCCAAGTCGCCTAGGACATCGAACACCACGTCGTCCACGTCGTTGATCAGGTCTCGGAAGGCCATGATCAGAGCGTCAGGCGCAGGACAGCACGGGGCCGGGTGCAGATGTGCAGCGGGTTGGACTGCGCTTCGCCGTCAATGCCCTTCCCGAAAGGCATTTCCTCGATCTTGCTGTAATACGGCAAGCCTTCGGTGTTGACTGTCTCGATGTAGTCCGCAGGCGCGTAGATCGACAGGAACAAATCCGAGACACCTTCCGGGACCAGGCGGGCTTCGTCATCGGACACGTAGGCCTTGCCACCGACCTTGCCGCGATAGCGCTCCCAACTGATGCCGCCAAACTCGAAGCCCTCTCGCCCATCACCCCGTAGGGCGGCGGCCTGTTGGCTGCCCTTATAGGTCTCGACCACCGACGGGTGAGAGATCAACTTTTTCCAAAAAGTCTTGCCACAGAACGCACGTGCGCCGGTGGTGGTGACATTGCCGAGCGCGTCTTCCTGCATATCCAACGCATCGACGCACTGTGCCTGGATGTTGGTATTCTGATCGTTCAGGCCCATCGAAAGCGTCTGCCGGGACACCCCAAAGGTTTTGTAGATGTCCAGCAGGACCGACGAGCCATCGGCGTCCAGCACCTGGCCATTGACCGCCCCCATACGGTGGTATTCGTGGGTGGCATCCAGCTGGCTCCGGGCCTTGCCCAGCCGCTTGTTCACTACCGCCTGGACAGCCTGCAGCTCGGTAGTGGAGCCGAACGCACGAATGCCCTGGATCTCGTCAGCCTTGATCGAGAAACGCTGCGGCAGGTGAATGGTATTGAAGGGGATAAGCTTGCGCTTGCTGCCACCGACCACCAAGCCGGAAGTACCGCGCTCACCCGCAGGCACCAGAGCGAGCGTATCACCGTCCTTTTCGATCTGAACGGTCAAGGTTTGAACGCCCTCTTCGCGGAACAAGCCCAGTGCAGCCAGGCGGCCCGGCACGTACTCCTGCTCGTTGATGGCCGCAGTCAGGGCTGCAACGCCGAAGGCATCATCTTGAAAAATGGCAATCTCAGCCATGGGGTACTCCATAAAGTAAGAACCCCGCTCAAGGCGGGGTTGGGAGAAAAAAGAGGAATCAGGTCAGCGCAGAATGATGAAGTTCGCTGCCAAGGACTTTTCCGCATCGCCGTCGAGGCCTGTCAACAGCACCTCGGTGACCTCAGCCAGCCGCACCACAGCACGCCCACGGCGCGAGACGTCCGACTCGCCGAGCGGGGCAAAGAGGATGCAGACCGCGTTCTCGCTGCCGTCTTCAGCCGCTGGGTTGTAGGGCGCGAACTCGCCAGTTGCAGTGATCAGGCCAAGCAACTGGCCAGCAACCAGGGCCGGGCCAGCAACGATGTTGATGGCTTCGCGGGAGATCTTCCCCGCACCTTCAGAAAGCAGAAACTCACCGGCGTGGACCGGTTCCTGTTGGATGGCGCTCATGGTCGTGCTCCTTTTGTAGCGGCCTGCCGGCGGGCAGCCCAGATGTCAGTGGGGTTGGGTAGCTGTGCCTTGACCGACTCCTGCTCGTCGTCGGCCGGCGGCAGGCTGTTGTCGATCTCGAAGCCTTTGCCGGAGCTGACCAGCTTCTCGAAGAGCCGCGCTCGCACCGCATCGGGCTCCAATCCGGCCTTCACGTATTCAACAGTCAGCTCCGGCAGGCGGGCCGCCGCGCAGAGATCGTGGATGCCCTTGGCGCGCTTCAGCGCGGCCTTCACCGTGGCTCGGTCGGTCAGTTTGGTGGAAGCGATCAGCGGCTCGACCAGGTTGCTGATTCCCGCCTTGGCGCAGTCCTGGGTGATCATCAGGGCCAGCGCGGTAGAGTCGCCGGAACCAACGGCCGGTGGGTCCGGCGGGGTTGCCGGCTCCCCACCCGATGCCGGCGGCTGGTCGGCCAGCTGGTCCAGCAGGGCCTTGGGCGTCTGGCGATACCGCTTCATCGCGGCGCCTTGACCCAGACACGCCTTGACCTCGACGCCATTACCCACTTCATCGGCCAGGCCCAGCGCAAGCGCCTCTTGCGCGGTCAGCCAGGTCTCGTCATTGACCATGCGCCGCAGCTCGGCGTCGTCGATGTCCGGCGCCTTGGCCTTGTAGGCCGCGATGATCGCCTCGAAGGTCTGGTCGAGGACGTCGGCCACCCTGCGCAAATCCTCGGCATCCCCGCTGGTCCAGGTCCATGGGTTGTGCACCATCAGCATCGCGTTCGAAGCCATCACCAGGCGATGGGCGCCGCACGCTGCGACACTACCTGCACTGGCTGCCAGGGCATCAACACGCGCAGTACAGCGCTCACCCAGCCGGTTCAACGCGTTGTGGATGGCCAAGCCGTCGAACAGATCGCCGCCGATGGTGTTGAATGCCACCACCACCGGTGAAACACCGTCATCGATCGCCTTCAGGTCCTGAATGAATTCATTCGCGGTGATGCCCCAGCCACCGATTTCACCGTAGATGTAGATCTCAATGGGCGTAGCGTCGGCCTTGGCAGCGCCCTGCTCCTCAGCCGCAGCGCTGATCTTGTACCAGTGCTGGTCTTCGACCTGCAGCACCGATGGCGCCTTGTTGAAGATGCGGAACGGCATCAACTCTCTCATGTCTTCCCCTTGTCACCGGAGTCGTCAGGATCATCCTCGACGGCCGGCAAGCTGCTGTAGTTGAGGCCCAAGGCTTTCGCCCGGGCGATATCGGCGGCGTTTTCTTCGTCGACCACTTCCGCATCCGTACCGTTTCGCAGGCAGACTTCGCTTCGCGATGCGAAGCCTGCGGCGATCTCCATGCTGCGCGACTGAACGTCCTGCACGGGGTGGATGTAGGCCCAGCCCTGGGGTACCCAACGGGTACGCTGGTACTCGCGACGCCGCTGCGCGTAATCCGGCAGGTCGAGCGCACCGGCGAGTACGGCCATGTCCATCCAGGCTTTACGCACCGGCCGACACAATTGATGGACGTAAACCTGGAACTGGAGCTGCTCCAACCTCCGGCGGAACTCGGTGAGCACCACGCGGATCGCCCGGTCGTTCACGCCCTGCATGTCGCCGGTCATGAGCTCGTAGGGAAGCCCCGACCCGGCAGCAGCGGCCATCAGCTGCTGCCGCATGAAGTCGGGATAGTTGTTGCCGGCGTCTGGTGGATCCGAGAACTCGACCTGCTCACCAGGCAACAACTCCTGCATCGTGCCGGGTTCCAGCCCCACCATCGGGGTGAAGGCGTCGCGGTCGTACTTGACCGGTGCCCCGGTAAGCGGGTCGAGTTGCGGCGGGCCATCTGGGGATGGCTTGCGAACGAAGCCGGCAAACAGGTTGGCCACCTCTTGGCGGAACAACACGGCATCGTCGAAGTTGTCGAGGCTGCGCAGGCGTTTCAGGACCGGAGCCAATCGCGGGACGCCGCGCAGCTGGCCCGGCTCCAGCGGCTCGAACACGTGCAGCATCTGCTCTGCAGGGATCCGTACCAGCTGGTTGTAGCCCACATTGAGCGAGGTCTTGTCGCTGGGATGATTGCGATAGCACCAGTACGCCACGCGCCGGCCCATGGCGTTGAATTCGATCCCGGCGCGGATGACATTGCCGAACCGGGTCATTTCGAACTTGTCATGGGGGACAAACTCCGGCGATAGGCACTGCAGCTGCAGCGGCACCGCATAGCCATCTTCCAACCGGCGCGGGCGCAGGCGAATGAAGCACTCGCCCGATTGCTCCACCGTACGTGCCACTAGCGCCTGCAGGCCGTAGAAGTCGGTGAGCTCATCGGCATCAGCGTCATCCACCCAGTCTTCCCACAGCTCCTGCATCCCCTTGCGAATTGCCTTATCGAGCAGTCGCGGATGCGGCGTGATGCCGGTACCGATCAAGTTGCTGACGCGCTTGTCGATCACGTTGGCGGCGTAGGGGTCATTGCGCACGGCGCTGCGAGAGCGGGAGCGCAGATTGCGCAAAGCTGGCATGATCAGGCTGTTCACGCCGGTGTCCGGCGCATCCCACCCCGATGAGCGCCGTCCCTCGGCGGCGCCTTCGTAGCTGGCCTTGATTCGCTCGGGAACCAAAATCCCCGAGCGACCGAGGGACAGGTAGCGTCCGCTCACAGCCCCTTGCCTCCGTGATAAATGCGCACTACGCGTGAACGCGGCCCTGCTGCGCTCGTTAGCTCAGTGCGGATCAGATCGCGGGCTTTGATTAGCTCGTCGACCGTTCGGTACTCGACAGTACGGTCCGAGTAGCGAACGATCTTTTCACCGCGCGCAATCGCCCGCTCGACGGTCGCGAGGTCTGCCTTTGTGTAAGCCATGTCAGCGTCTCTTAAGGTAGCCGCTGCTGGAGCTGCGGCGTTGCATGGGTTGGGGCGCAGCTCGGGGAGCCGGCGGTGGAGGTGGCGGTGGATCGTTGCGCTTGACCGGAACAGGCACGGGGACCGGCGAATCGATCTCGTCGTCATCCTCGTCATCCGGCTCGTTGGCCTGGGGCCGGGCTGGGGGCGCTTCGCTCTGCTCGAACAAGTTGGCCTGCGCGAGCGCCTGTCGAAGCTTGTCCCAGTCTTGTTCGCCGTAGCGATGCAGGCCGAGGAAGTTGGCCATGGCCAGGTTGTACACCATCAGGTCGAGCGCCTCGTTGCGGTCGGCCTTGCCCTTGACCCACTCAATCCGCTTGTAGCCCTTCACGTAGCGGGCGACTTTTCGTTCAGCCACGCACTGCTGGAAGAATTCGTCGGGCAGGTCCTTGGCGAAGTGGAGCGCGCCAGGCCCTTTCTCGAAGCTGTAACGGTTGTAGATCCAGTCCTTGGCCGTATCGGTACCGACGATCCAAAGCTCTGCACCGTTGCGCTCCGTCTGGCCCTTCCAGGTGACGTCCACTTGGGACGGACGCTGTGCAATTACCGGCCGACCCGGCTTGCTCGCACCCTTGAGCGCGAACACGTTGCGCCAGCGGCGCACGCGGGCGAACTGGTAGACCTCATGCGTGTGGTGACCGCCGGAGTCGATGCCGGTGGCCAGGATCCCCAGGCTCACACCGCAGGGATGCCGGTACCGGACTTTCAGCCGCTCGTCCAACAGCGACCAGGTACGCTCATCAGCCGGATCGCCTGGGATCACCTGGTGATCGACCACCCAGCGCTCCATGCCAGCCCCCCAGGCCATCATCATCAGCTCCAAGCGGTTGGCCTGGACGTCGACGGAGGCCGTCAAAGCAAGCGCACCGACGGGCAAGGTGCCGAGGACATAGTCTTCTTGCAGTGCACGGGCCTGCAGCACTTCAGCTTTGGTCTGCTCGACTGCACTGTCCCAGACCTCAGCGAGACGGGTGTTGTAAAACACCTGCATGGGCTCCAGGTCGCCACGATCCTGGGCGCGCTTAGCTTCCTCGAACTCGCGGGCCAACATCGTCCACGAGTGCCAGCCCAGCGGGGCATATAGCGCGTTGAGCTGGAAGCTCACCGTCTCGCCATCACCTTTGGCATGCGCGCGCCATTCGCCCTTGGCCAGCATCTCGCTCTTGTGGTGCTCCTCGATCAACACATCACAATCCGAGCCAGCGCATTGGTAGTGCACGGTGCTGAAGTCCGGCGAGTACAGTAGGCGGTCCCAGCTCAGCACCTGCATATGCCCACAAGTCGGGCATGGCACGTAGAAGTGGCGCTGATCACCCATCATGAAGAGGTCGTCGATCCTCGACGCTCCCTTGATGAGCGGCGAACTGGAGAAATAGAACTTGGCATTGCGGCCGAAGGTACTGCCCCTGGCCTCGGCCAATTTGATAGGGTCGCCCTCCTGGTCGACATCGACATCCCAGCGATCAACCTCATCGCCGTAGATGTACCGCGCCGAGAGCTCGGACAGGTTGGCAGCCGAGCCAGCCGTGGTGGCGAACAATGTGCCGCCCTCGAACTCCTTGGTGTCCATGGTGTTGCGAGCATCCCTGGAGCGGTTGGCCGCCACCCGCGCCTTAAGCTCGGGCGTGGCATCGATCGTCTTACCGATCCGCGACGACACCCGCTTGGCCAAGCCAAGGCTGGGCAGCAGCGTCAGGATGTTAGACGGGGCCATGTGAATCAGCGCGCCGATCCAGTTCAAGGCAATCTGCGTTTTCATCAGCTGCGAGGCGACCTTGGTCACGACCCGCTTGCACGGATGGGCAGGCGACAAACAGCGCATGGGTTCGCGGGCGTACGGTGTACGAGCGGTGCGGTACTTGCCAGGCTCTGCGGCGCCGGTATCACGCGGAATCCGCATGTACTCGTCCGACCACTCGTCGACCCACAGGTCAGGGTCGGGCGTCAGCCCTCTGCAATACGCTTCGCGGTACACCTCGGCACCGTCTGCGTATCCGGTGGGCATAGGCTCAGCTCTGTGTAATGGCTTGCGAAAGGTCGGCACTGTTCATCTTGCCGACTTCGGTGAAGACGCGCCGGAAGGCGTCGACCAGGTGTTTCTCGATGTCCCAAGGATCGTTCATGGCAACCAGCTCGGCGGCCAGCTGCGGCGCGAGGCCGAAGAACTGGTCACGCAGCATCCGGCCCGCCGAGTACGCCGCATCTTCCACCGCTTTCCGTTCGACCAAGGTGCCCTGAACCTTGTTGAACTCAGCCTCGGCCAGTTGGGCTAGGTAGAACTCCCGGTGTGCCTTCGCTTTCTGGAAGTTGTGAGCCCCGCCGGCAGTCGGATCCGGCTGAGGCACCACCGGTGCAACAAGGCCGGGCTGGAGCTGGCTTCGTACATCGCGCTCGACGCGATTCTCTTCGTGCCGGGCAGCGACCGCCGCCTTGCTCGGGTCAGCTGATTCAGCCAGTAGCAGCTCAGTAGCTTCGACGTCGACCTTGCCGTCGTCGGCCAGTATCAGGCGTTCCTGCTTGGCCAGTTTGGAAACATAGGATTTCGACCATCCGTGCCGGGCGGCGAACTCCGATTTCGTCAAGTACGTCATGTCGAAACGTCCAGTTCACCCAATGATTTCAGGGGGTTAACCAGTTCACAGCTGTTCACTAAGCTGGTGAACCTCCCGCTAACAAAGAACCGCGGGTTTCCTGCCCCGTACCCCGGCCAAGCCCCCAGGGTCCCCGCCCCTAACGAGCAACGTCCAGGGCACTTCATCACATCAGCCAGCAGCCGACCCCATAGAGGCCAGCCAACGCCGCACCGACACCGGCCATAAAAGGCCAAACTGGGGCGGGATGGCTTTTGATCTCCGCGACGGCGCCAGGCGCAATTGGCTCCACGCTCGGACGCTTCTGCTCCCACGGCAAGAGTTCAGCATCGGCGCAAGACTCGCGCGCCAAGTCGGTACGAACCACAAAGCCGCGATCAGAAGTACGTGCCACCGCTTCGTCGCCCTTACGCAGAACCAGCTCGCAACCCAAGGGTGCGAAGTCGTCAGCCTCAATACAAATGGGCAAAGGACGATCAGGCAAAAACACGGTGTAAGTTTTCTGAGTCATAAGCACCTCGTAGGTAGGTTGAGCCCACAGATTGGTGAGCTGTAAAAGTTAGAGCAGGCGTGGTAACAAGTCCGGTTGGCAGGCATCGTTCCGACGCCCCATCAAAAAGGACTTGAAAATGCAGTTCGATATCTACCGCGATCAGGCGCTTGAGCGACTCCTGATTGTGAAGCGCGGCACTAACATCAAGCAGCTTGAAGATCTCCAACCTCGTTTCCTGAATGGACTTGAACGACCAAACCAGGTCGATAGCGAAGTCGGCAGCCTCCCCTTGGGCCTTAATAGGGAAGAGGTTATCGAGGCTGTAGATCGTTACGGCTACTTCGCGAGTACGCACGAAGCCAGCATTAAGGAGGTTGACGGCTAAACAGAAACGCCTGACTTAACCGGCGCCAGGGTGACTGGGCGGTGGCATCTCGCTCACGCCCAGCCGCTTGGCTGCCCAGCGCATATAGAGATTGATAGCAACATCTGCGCCGGCCATCGCAGCCAAGCAACCTACCGCTGCAGCAGCCCACACTGAAACGCCGAGCGCGTACAGCAGCATGTTTGTCGAAAGACCGCAGGTCACACAGGCACCAGAGCGCAACGCCAGCCTGCGGATCAGCCCCCAACCGCGAGCGCCCGCCATGTCCGCCCGCCACATCTCTCCCGAAACACCACCGACCAGAGACAGCACGATCACCATCCAGATCGGCAGTTCGGCTAACGTTTGTTGCTCGCTGTTCATGTAAGCCTCATTGGCAAAGCACGGCGCCGGAAAAAGAAAACCCCGCCAGTTGGCAGGGTTCTCGATGCACCGACAGGTCGGGGCAGGTTGCACAGCACGGTGCTTGTGGGGGAAGCGCCTAAGCGCACTTTTGATATCGTGGGGACTTTTTACATGCCACCGGAAAAACCGAAAAGGGGTGATTTTCGGTACTCCGCAATGTGGCGCCTATGTAGCATCGATGTTGCACGCAAGTCGCATTCCTACCCGACGAACGGTCTGTTGCCTAACACGGCCAGAGCGTGCCGCCAGCACGGCAAACACCTGCAGGTGCAGTGACTTGACCCAGTTCCGGTAGGTGCGATCAGCATGCTCAGCAAGGCCGACCTCGCGCATCTGCTCCCTGATCGTGACTTGGTGGACGTAACGCAGCGCGGCCAACTTGGCCAGCGTTACCGCCCGATCGTTCCCGCGAGCCAGTTCAGCAACAGCTGCATCTACTTCAGAGGCTGCGTGGTCCAGGCCAGCACCCGCCATCAGAATTCGCGCACCAGAAGAACCGGTGCGGGGCGCCGATCCCTTCCATTCCATGATCGTCCCCATCTGGCTGCCGAGGCTGGCTCCCAAACCAAGCTGACGCCGCTGCTCGCCCCAGTGCTGCATCAACGCACCAACCAGACGCAGGCGCTCGGCCGGATCAATCAATTCCGCCATGTCCTTCTGGTGTTGGGCCAACTGCACTAGGAGCTGTATGCGCAATCCCGCTTCCACCGTCATCGCCATCCCTCCAAATTCCATACCCAACACACAATCAGCCAACCCAACACAAACCCAACACAGATAAAAACCAATAAATTCAATGCTTTATTCGTAGGCGTGTTGAGTGTGTCGGGTTTGTTGGGTTTTTGAGTTCTCGCATAGGTTTTTTTGTTGGCCCGCCGAAGCATGAGAAATAAGTCGCCCGCACGCGCGCGCGCGCGCAAACCCAACACACCCAACACAAGGGCTCGGGAAGCCTTGAATTTAGGGGGTTCTACGCGTGTTGGGTTGCTCAAACAGACCCAACACAAACCCAACACACCCAACACAGGGGTTCTTGGTTTCATGCAGCGACCCCCTTCACGTGTTCCCAAGCGTCGACGTTCCACCCTGCAAGTTTCGCCTTGCTGCGCCAGGTGATAACGGCTTGCCCCAGCTCGGCCGCATTGAACGATGGGGGCAGGGAAGCCTCGGGATCATCAGGGAAGAAGAACGCCGCGAATCGGCGGTTATTCCCCTCTGTCCACGGAATTGAGCGCGTCTTATCGACCGTAGCACTAAGCATGAGTGAGAACTTCGTCTGACTCATGGCGTGCTCCTTGTTACGCGAGCACCACTCGATGAACAACGCGTACAAGTCGGTCGCCAAACAGCAACCCCATAGACCTCGCCCAAGCTCCCCAGTTTGCCAGAGGTGAAGGAAAGTTTGCCATGCCGTACGGCTGAGCGCGACCAAACGTTGTCGGGCCTCGGTCTTAGGAGGACGAGTCCGCTGGTTGAAGTCTCCGAGGTCGACCGCGAGCAGCCAACCGTAGAGTGCCGCCACCCCACCGCTGCTCAGCTCACGACCGATAGCCTTCTGGCGATCAACTGGCAATGTTTGCAACGGCCACATTACAAGCATCCGCCGATCATCTTCGCTGATAGGCCACGGCATGATTTCGTTGCTCAGGAAGACCGCATTCATATGGTTGGCCTCTTCCCAACCGTTGATGAACTTCGATTCCATCCGCACGGTTTTGCCGGTGATCATGTGCTTGATCTTGCCAACCTGGTTGTAGCGCTGGTCCCGGCTCACGACTTCCTCGAACACAGCCCACAACTTCCGGCTTTGCCAAGCGTTGAAGCTACCCTCCAGCTGGGTCTGGCCAACGGTCGCAGCATACTGGCCATACAACTGGCCGAAAATGTCCGCGAACAACAAGCTCTTGCCTGAGCCTTCCATGATGGAATGCATAAGGACCGCCGTGTCCATCTTGGCCCCCATATTCTGCAGTGGGTATGCCAACCACTTCGTCAGCCAGCTCAATGCTTCCTCGTCATGGTTGCAGAGAAACGAAATTAACCAGCGCAAGTTTTCGCACGCTGCGTCATCACGGACAGGTTCTAAGGGGAGCCCCTCGAAAGTGTTGATGTAGAGGTTGGGATCCTTGGTCATGGTGGGGTCGAATACGATGTGGTCAACATCCACTACGCGACGATCTTGGCTGTTGAGCCACCACTTGTACTCTTCGCCCATGGCCATTTTTACGGCTCCCTCGGCGACACGGCGCTTCTTTTCCCTGTCCCATACGTCCTTGGTGCCGTCGATGTAGACGTACCGCTCGATGGGGTCGAGCTTCAACGCGCCGCCTTTCTTGGTCGACAAACGCCGGGCCTGATCAAGCTCCTGAGCCTGCTCTGTAGAAATGAGCTTCTTGTCGGTCCGCTCCATCCACTCTTTTGCGAGCGGCTTGCCGACCAAGGCCTCGAAGCCTGTTCGCTTCATCGAACGCCCCTTGTCCAAGTCCCACACGTTGGTGGTGCCTTCTACCAGGGCAAAGCGGCGCATCGCACCGTCAACGTCCAGGGTGCTACCCCCTGCCCCCCCGTTGGCCGAGGAGCCGACCGGGCTGGGCGCTTCGACGTCCGATAGGGCGTGGGGAAGGTGATCGACATCGGCGTCGACGACTGGCTGCTGCTCGGCCGGCTCGGCTGCCGATGGGGTACGGGGAAGTTCGCCCAATGGAGGCGGTTCCGGTGGACGGGATCTCGCGTCAATGCCGAGGATCTGTGCCGCTGCTCTGGTCGCAGCCTTCTGGTCGCCATCGTGCATCAGGATGCAGAACACGTCGAACGCGTCGTTCTTGTGCCCGTTGGCCAGGGGATCAGAAGTGTGATGCGAGTAAAGCTTGCGATCTTTGATCGTCACACCTGGCAGCCCTGAGCTGCTGTGCGGGCTCAACCATTTCCCATCGATGCGCTTGTAACCATGCGCCTCGATCATCGTGGCTATGTCATGGACGCGGTTGAATTCGGGAATGACTTCGGGGAGCCGGTCACCAGATCGTGCAGCAGCTGGTGATGGCCTGGCCAAGGGACGAGCTGCAGCCGCAGGTGCTGCCGCCTTCGGCTTCCAAGGGCAAACAGCCTCCCCCTTCGGTTTGAACTCGTCCCAACCCTGCCAGATGCCCAGCAGGTCAGCCGGCAACTCGGGCAGCCCCTCAGCAGTCGGCGGTGTACGCCACGTGTAGGGTTTACGAGTGCCTGGGTGAATGGATGGCGGCAAGACGTCCTGCACCAGCCCGCCCCGCAGCTCGAAAACCGTCACTTTCTTGAAGGGCTCAGCCGCCATGCGAAAAGCCGCCTCGCGGGCAGCATCGCCTTCGTCCTGCGCGGCCTTCACTTGCGCCATGAGTCCCTTGTAGATGGTGCCATCGGGGTCGTTTTTGTTCGGCCACACCAGGGCGTGGCGAGTCAGCTCCACACCCTCAGGAACACGGAACATCACGCGGAATCGTTCAGGGTTGCCGACTGAGGTGGGGAACGCATCAGCGAGCGCGTCAACGTCGAGCCCAAGGGTCTGCTGCAAGACCTGCCGGGTCAGCTCAACGTCATCAACGTCGAGCGAGCAGACACGACTCGGCCCGAGCACAACACCAAGGTTGTGATTCGGGCTCGCAGTCCAGAACGCTTCAGCCTTCGAGGCATCCGTGAAATAGCCACCAGGTTTGTTCCAGCCGGCCCCCTTCGGACCCTTCTCACCTGGTTCAATGGGAACCAGGGCAAGATCGAAGGCATCAATGTAGCGCCGCGCCCAATCAGCTGTAGTAGAGGATGGGCGATCACTCATCTCCGACGCTCCCGCAGCTCCTGGCAGCTGATGCAAGTCTCGCACCCCGCCACCAGCAGCTGACGCACCTCCGGGATTGGTTCATCGCAGTCTTCACAGAACTGTGCACTCGGCTTCGTCACTGGGCGAATGCGGCGTTGAAGGGCTACCTGCAGGTGATAGTCGGCTTGGTCGTTGGCCACATCGATCACATCAGCCATGAGCTTCGTCCTCCATGGCTTGGCGGGCACCCGCCATGATTGCCAGCACCTGGCGGATAACATCCATCCCGCGCTGCTCGAGGTCGACCACTTCACCAGCCGTCCAGACATTGTCGGCGGCGCCTTCGTGCAGGCTACCGACGAACTCACTGGACTCTTCAAGGAGCTTGGCTACTGCCTGCAGCGCTTCATTAGTCGCTGGGACCGGCTCCGGGCGATACCAGACGGCACCGGCAGGACGGACCAAGGCATCAAGCAAACGCGGGTCAGCGGTCCAGCGGACGATTTCTTCGATCTCGTCCGGGCTTGGCCAGCGGCGCTCTTCGGTAGGGTGGAGTTTCTTCTGCAGGGCATCCACGTCCATGACCATATCGAAGGCCAGCTTTGTGATACCACCGTGATAGTCGCGACCGGCGCGGTAGAGCGCCTGCCGCAAGGCGAGAACCGGACCTGCATCCGGCAGTAGATCAATGCGACTCATAACCGTAAATCCTCGGTTTACGGTGTAGCCAGAGAATGAGGTAGGACCTATCCTACAGCTACGACCGTACTGTGCTGTGCGTCGTCGTCGCTGGGCCAGGGAGGTGAGAGTCCCTGGTCCAGCACCTTATTCCTTTGCTTGCCTCAAATACGCCCAATCAATGTCCGGTCGCAGCGCTTCACAACGAATCGCCCCTTCCGTTTCTCGATCCAGGCAAACAGCCAATCCCGCACTCGCGCGGCGGTTGCCGTAGGCGACTTGTTTCAACTGCCCAACAGACGTTCCGCAACGTTTCGCGAAAGCCTCGAGCCCTTCCTTGTCCATCGTCTTCAAGTACTCGCTAAGCGTCATAGACACCTCCATTGGTGGCGAGATTAGCAATTGCTAATTTGCAAGGCAATAGCAAGCGGTAATTTACTGTTTGCTAACGGAAAGCAATCATCACCACATGGATATCAACGAAAGGCGTATCGCCTCCCTCCGTACGATCATGGGTGCACTGAGCCAGAAGGAATTCGCTGAGGCTCACGACCTAGACGCGTCGTACCTGTCACAACTGCTCAACGGCCATCGCAAGCTGGGGGAAAAGGCTGCGCTAAATCTGGAGCTCAAGATTGGGCTCGCAGCAGGGACGCTGACATCTCCTCCCTCCGAGGAGCCATCCAACGCAGCCCCAGACAACGTGGTTCGCCTGCCCACCAGGGCGGCAAAGGACAAGAACTTCGTGCTGATTCCGCACCTCGATATCGCGGCGTCTATGGGGCATGGCAAGGCAGCCCCAGGTATGCACATTGAAGTCATCCGCGACATGACGGTTCACCTCGACTGGCTCAGGATGCAGGGCTTGAGCTTCTCGAATGTCGACAACTTGGCCATCATCACAGGAGATGGCGACAGCATGTCTGGCACGTTCGCCGACGGCGACGCTCTGCTTGTGGATCGGGGGATTTCCGAGGTGAAAACAGACGCGATTTACGTCTTCACCCTCGAGGGCGATCTCTACATCAAACGCCTGCAGCGCCTTACCGGAGGCCAGCTGCGAATGATCTCCGACAACCCCATCTACCCACCGATTACCATCGATGAGTCGATGATCGAGCGCATGCATATCCAAGCCCGCGTCCTGCTGGCTTGGAACGCGAAGAAGCTCTAACGCCCCCCCGTACTGCGCCCCACCGGCATTTGCTGGGGCGTAGCCACACCCCGATAATTTAGCATTTGCTATTGATCAATTAATTAGCCTTTGCTAATTTCACCCCGTGCCCCTCTCTCACATCAAGGACACGGAAGAATGAAATCAGCACAGCACAAAGGATCGGTCGCGGTCCTGATCCACCCCACCGCCTGCAGCAGCCTTGCAAAGATTCAGGCATTCCAGCGCAGCACCGGCTTGCAGTTAGTCGTCACCCAGGATGGTAAGGCCCACGCAGTAGCGGCCACCGGAGGTGCAGCATGAGCGAGTTCCAGATACCTCTTCGCCAGATCATGCTGCTGCAGAGCACCCTGGACAAAGGCGGCTCAGCGACCTGCAAACTGCAGCGCCCAGAAGTGTCGCTCGACGCTCAGCTTGAGATCGAGAACGACACTACTCACCACCGCATCAAGGTGACCCTTGGGCCGCTCCTCAGCAGCCTGAGCCTTCCTCGCGCACTTTCGACCAAGTGCCAATCATTGCGGGACTTTCTGCAGGACCTGGCCAATGGCCGAGCTGACTCTGGCGCCCAGTCGGAAGAAGCACTCGCGCTCTTGGAGGCGCAGGTCAGTGTGGAAGAAGTGCTCCAAGCCGGCCAAACCGCCTATGTCATCGCCACCGTCAACCGCGAACTGCCCCTTGGCGCCGTAGTGACCAACGAGCAAGGGGATGTTTGTGTCGCCGTCACGGGTGCCTGCAAAGAACACCTCGCTGCAGCAGTGCGCGGAAAGCTTCAGCCCGGCCCCAAAGGCCTCGGGAAATGCGCATGAGCACGCTGGAACAACTGCGCAGTGAGTTCGCCACCCCTTGCCCGACGCTGTCCGCCGTGAGGGAGCGCTATTTCGCTCACATCGGTACAGACCGACGGCTCAGGGAGCTCATCAACAAGGGCCAGATCGATCTGCAACTGAGCAAGTTACACAACTCGGCGAAGGCCCAGCACGTGGTTTACCTGCAGAACCTGGCCGCATATCTGGATCGCCAGGCAGAGCGCACTACCCAATCCGCTTGAACCAGGCGGCCCCGGCCAACAGGGGCACCCTGCCCGCCACCGACTCTCACCCCGCAAGGTGGCGGGCCACGAAGGAGCACAGCACATGCAACCACATCAGTACGCACTCGCCGCCGGTATTGGCTGGATGATCACCTTGATCATCCTTCCTTTCCTGATCGCCAAAGCACGCCGACTTGCCTATGCCCGTGGCTTCGATGCTGGCAAAACCTTCCACGACCAGACCTTGACCCTTCAGCTCAAGGAAGCCAAACAGTCCCTGGACGATCTACGCGCCGAGCTGCTGCGCACTCAGCAAACCGGCAATGTGCAGCTTGCAGCGCGCCAAGCCAGCATTGCTGCGCTCAAGGCAAGCATCAGCGAACTTGAAGCCCGGATCATGGCGTACACAGGCCTCGCGGTGACCAAGGCGGACTACGACAAGCTGGTCAGCGCCTCGTCCACGATGCGCCTGGCTCAGCGCACCTTTAAAGCCCTGAAGACCGAAACCGAGGCAGCCCGAGCAGGCGCCCAGGCTGACGTCATTGACGACTTGGCCAAACGCATCCACGCCCAACTGCGCAGCACCCCTGCCAGCGCCTCCAACGCAGGAGCCGCAGCATGACGGCCGCTCTGCAGATAGACATCCAGAGTGCGCAACAGCGAGTCCTGCCCTTCCAGCGCGAGTTATACGTGGACCTGTTCGCCGGTGCCGGTGGGGCCAGCAGCGGCGGCGCCCGCGTGTACCGCGACCCTGACATCGCCATCAACCACAACCCCATCGCAATCGCGGTACACCGCGCAAACCACCGCAACACCCGCCACTACATCAGCGACATCTTCGAGGTCGACCCGCTGCAGGCCACCGACGGGCAGCCCGTAGGAATCTTGTGGGCATCCCCTGACTGCCGTCACTTCTCCAAGGCCAAGGGTGGCGCCCCTCGCAGTAAGGCAGTGCGCTCGCTGCCTTGGGTTGTGATTCGCTGGGTCTTCGCCACCCGCCCACGCCTGCTGTTGATGGAGAACGTTGAAGAGTTCCAGGCCTGGGGTCCACTGGACGACGAAGGCAAGCCGATCAAGTCGGAAATGGGGCGCACATTCCAGGCATTCGTCGCCTGCCTCACCACCGGCCTAGCTGCCGATCACCCTGACATGGGCGAGATCATGGACTGCATCGGCCAGTGGGTACCGATGGACGCACTGGTACGCGGCCTGGGTTGCAATGTGGAGTGGCGTGAGCGCCGCGCCTCGAACGCCGGTTCTCCGACTATCCGCAAGCGCCTGTTCCTCATCGGCCGCACGGATGGCCGGCCCATCGTCTGGACGAAGCCGAAGCGGCACGAGAACCCGAAGCCAGGCCAACTGCCTTGGCGCACCGCCGCCGAGTGCATCGATTTTTCCGACCTAGGCAAGAGCCTGTTCGCACGCAAACGCCCACTGGTGGACAACACCTGCCGGCGCGTGGCGAAGGGTTTCTGGCGCCACACCGTCATGGCCGAGCAGCCTTTCGTGCTCCAGCTGGACGAGCAACAGCTAGCCGCCGCAAGCCTCACCGAGTTCGCCAACGCGAGCACGCAGCGCACTTTCAGCGCAGGCGAGCCGCTTCGCACTCAGGTAGCCCAGATCAAGGGGGGCCATTTTGCCTTGGCCGCAGCCCACCTGACCCACCTCACACATCATGGGGACCGTTCGGGCTACCCGGTTTCCGAGTCCACCCGGACGATCACAGGGGCGAACCGAGGCGAGCAAGCACTGGTCACCGCGTCGATGATCACCTTGCGCAAGGGCTCCACCGGTAGCGGCATGGACCACCCTGTAAACGCCCTGACCACCGGCAGCGGCCACCACGCGGTCGCTGCATGCCACTTCGAGCAGGCCAACGGCGGTTTCTACAAGGGCGACGGGCGAGCAGCCAAGGTGCCACTGAGCACGATTCTCGGGCGCGGTACCAACCAGCGCCTGGCCAGTGCGTACCTGGTGAAATACTACGGCACTGGCGGGCAGTGGCAGGACATGGGCGAGCCGATGCACACCCTGCCGACCAAGGAACGCATGGCCCTGGTCACCGTTGTCCAGGTGCCCACCGCGATTCTGCCGCCAGAGCTGCTGGTGAAGGCCCGCAAGTGCGCTCACTTCCTGCACAAGTACCTGCCGGAGCAATTCCCCGACCTGGTCGACCTGGTGCTACTCGGCGATTACGCACTGGTCGACTTCACCCTGCGCATGCTCAAGGCCCCAGAACTGAAGCTCGCTCAAGGCTTCAGCCCCGACTACATCCTTGATCGCGGCCTGTTCGAGGACAAAGAAACCGGCCTGCTGGAGTGGCGCCCGATCAAGAACACCGACCAGATCCGCCTGATCGGCAACAGCGTCTGCCCTGACGAAGCGGAAGACTTGATCTCCGCTAACGCGAAAGACCTGATCGACCTGTACCAGCAGGAGGCCGCATGAGCGCGCACCGCCATGATTGGTACATGAGCGAGGCCGACGATGGCGGCCTGTATCACTGCAGGAAGTGCAGGCGCACCCTCGAGGGCACTGTTCCTGAAGCTCACGGCTGCCCAGTGTCCAACGCCGAACACAACGCCGCCGCTTGGCTCGGCCAGGCCGGGCTGTACCGCTCTCGGTTTGACGCCGTGCGCAACTGCGAGCAGTCCGTCACACCAGTTTCCGCCGCCGAACTGTTCGAGCTGGCCAGCAAACAGGTTCTCAGCCAGATCAACGAGGGACCCCAACGTGGGTAAATCAACACGCACCTGGCAGCTGATCAGCCTCACGCTCGCCGCGGCGCTGATCGCTGCACTGGCCGAGTTGCAGCGCATCCGCACTGCCAGCCACCCAGCGACAAGTACGTTAACTACCGCAAACAGCGCGACAAGCCTTAAGCACCTAGCACTGAGCCCGAGCGCTCGCCGAATCCATGAGAGGTATTCGCTGTGACCACCACACGCTTGGAAATCCTACAACTCAAGTGGGCGGCTGAATGGGCCGCTGCTAAGCCGTCGAATGAAACCACGTCCGTCGTGTACAGGATAATGGTACCGCCCACCGATGTGCTGGAGCTTATCGCAGAGATCGAGCGCCACCGCCAGGTAAATGCCGAGGGCTGCAAGCCCGACAGCAACACCCTGCTCTCCGGTGCCCCCTGCGCCAATACCACGTCCTGCCGCAGCCTCGACAAAGCGGAGGGCTACATGCCCGACCTCATCAATCCTTCCCCCGACCTCAATGCTGCCAGCGCCTGGCTGGAGGCAGCCCGACGCAACCTGAACTCAGCCGTTGAGCAGGCCTACCCGATCGGCAGCAAGCTGATGGTTGACCGGGGCACACAACACGCGCGCGTCGAAGTGATCAGCCACCCCAACGCAGCCCACCCAGGGACGATCTCAGTCCAGAACATCAAGACCGGGAAACGCTACCGGATCGACTACAGCCGCGTGCTGGAGCAGCGCCATGACTGATGCGAGAAGAACGCGGCCGCGCATTGCCTCCCATAGCCTTGATCTTCCAGCGATGTGCGACATCTGCGGCAAAGCCCGCTCAACCCGAAACCATGCCCGCTGCAGCCAACTCCGGCAACAGCAGAAAAGCGTGGAATGGGAATCCTACATGGCCAACGTGGCCGCAAAGAAACTCCAGCAGGTCAAGCGCCTGCGCCCTATTCGGTAAGTTGGAGAATACACTTATGGCCAAGCCACAGATCAAACCAATCCATGAAGCTGCCAACCAAAGTGAAACGGTGCAACTTCTGATAACACCGTCTACCTGGATACGAAAAGAACTTCTGTTCCCGATTTTCGGACTTAGCACCGAAGCCGTTCGCAAGTATCGCGATCGTGGAATCTGGCTGGAGGAGAAACAATGGCGGACTGATCCAGCCAATGTCATTGTTTACAACCGTGTTGAAATCGAAAACTGGATGGCCGGCCGCCCATGAGCGTGAAGCTTCCACCAGGTGTCGACGCCTTGCCGAAAGGCGTCGACATCAATGGCAACCTTCTGCGGATCGCCTTCATGTTTGAAGGCGAACGCCGCCGCGAGCCACTACGTAACGTTGCCAAGATCAACAAGGCCGCCATTGCCTATGCGGACAACAAACGCAGGACGATACTTGCGGAGATCAAGGAAAACCGTTTCGACTATGCGGCACACTTCCCCGATTCGGTTTGGCTCAAAGCTCGACAAGAACTTCCCAACGAGCCAGCCAAACGTACTGTAGACGAAGGGATAGCCCAGTGGCTTGAAGTTGCCAAAGTCAAAAAGGCCCACAGTACATTCATCAACTACAAGAGCAAGTCCGAACACGTTAGGAAGAAATTCACCGGTAGAACGATCGCAAGCATCCCGAAGAGCGAGCTTGAATTATTCCAAGCCGAGCTACTCACCAATGGTCTCAAACCGAAAACCGTAAATGACGTCTTCACGATTATACGGGGGGTGTGGGGGGACGCGTTCAGCGATGAGATCATCAAACTCAACCCCCTGGAGCGGATCGAGAACATCCAGTCCGACAGCGACAGCGAATTCGCCGACCCATTCACCCGGAGCGAAATCGAGCGGATAGCTGCCGCCGACCCTGGGCGTATGACAGACAGCCGGATGATCGTCTTCAACTGTTGGGCCGGGCTGTCTCTGTCCGAGTTGATCGCGGCCAGCGTAGAGGACGTCGACCTGGTGGCCGGCACTCTGACAATTCGACGCGCTCTGGTCGCAGGGGAATTCAAGGTACCGAAGGAGCGCTCGCGCATCCGCACGGTGGAGCTGATCGCGCCGGCCTTGGAACTGCTGCCCATGATTGTTGCTGAAGCGAAGGCTGCAGAGCCCACGCACATCACGGTAGTGCAGCGAGACAACATCACGAAGAAGAATGAGCGGGTCCGCTTCCTATTCCGCAGCTCCACAAGCGGCCTGCTGTGGAACGGCAAGACCGTGAGCAACTGGTTTACCGCCCACCTGGAGAAAGCAGGCATTCGCCATCGAGGCGCCAACCAGGCACGCCACACTTTCGCCAGCCAAGCACTGTCGAGCTACGTGCCGATTGAATGGGTCGCTCGCCAACTCGGCCACAGCGACACGACCATGGTGCGCAAGCACTATGGGCGCTGGATCTCAAAGGACACCAAGAGCATGGCGGATATCGTGTCAAAGATGATGGGGTTCGATCAGGGTGCGCTCACGGCAGGTTCCACACCAATTGACAACTGATGCGCCTGCTGCTCTACCAACATATTTCTAATATCAGTGAGGCGCACCGCGTGGAACTGTGCGACAACCCCCTCACTGAAAACTAAAGCCATACACTTACGAGCCGCCAACCAAAAAGTCTTTTCGGCTGGTGGCATTTCCAAGCGAACCAACTCAATATTATCGAAAAGCTTTATAAAGCACGCAGCCATTTTCTTAATATGCGGCACCTCATGTATAACCATACGCTGGCCGCACAAGTACTCTACATCATCATAAAAATGACTAATTCGCGATCTGTCACTCAAAAAACATGATTTATTAATTACTACCTGAACATTCACGACAATCTGCCATAACATATCCAACTCGCCGTATTTCGGGTCATCAAATTTACAGTCATCCAGATCATAGCGTCGAACACTAGGCAACTCCGGCTTCAGCATTCTAATACTTTCACCTTCCCAGCCACCGTCTATTGTGGTCGTTTTACACTTACTCCATCCAGGCAAACGCTCAAACCATTTAGAGCGAGAATCCATCCTCGCCTTCTGCGCAGCCCAGAGCATGAAATCTACTACCTGCAATCCAGGCTCTGACTTTCCAGCAACCTCAAACGAAACCCTTGGATAGTACTTTACAGCGAATGGCGCAATGTATGCATTGCGTGCTAAATAGAACCATAAATCTGGCCACCATTTAGAAAGTAACGCCCCCACATTCAAGTTCCCTCGCTGCTCAAAGACAAATGTCAACTCAACCCCACGGGAGAACAAACCGATGACCGCCAATTTTGACGCCAAGTCATAGAGGTCGTCTTTTGAGGAAAATGAATGCTTCGCCGTGTGAAAGACATGAGACTTAAAGTCCCCCTTTACATGCGAACAAATAGCCCTGCACAAATGAGAATGGGCGTTCTTGCTATCATCAGCAGCGTGAAAGAACGCGCGTTCCAACGTCCGGTCATCCATTGGCTTCTGACCAGGGAGGAATCGATCAGGGTCATTTCGTAGGTTATCCAGCGCCTCATCGATTACCACCTGGCCGATTCGCTCTGGAGTCACTAAGCACGCGTACCCGCTAAACTGCCCCTCTCCGAACTCAGTTTCATCCAGGTACACAAACATTGGAGCCTGCCTTCCATTATGGCCACATGACGTCTGTCGAATCATACTCAGACTGAGCGCTAAACCGAAGCCATCACCACGGCCAGAGCCGGCCCGCTGCGGTCTCAGAGATCCAGAAATTGCCCTAATAATGCCCTAACTTTAATCCCTGAAACGACGAAGCCCCCGAAAACATCAACGTTTTCAGGGGCTTCGGCTACTTCGCGTATGGCGGAGAGATAGGGATTTGAACCCTAGGTACTGTTGCCAGTACAACGGATTTCGAATCCATCCCGTTCGACCACTCCGGCATCTCTCCAATGCCGCGCATCATACCAGTGAATTCTGAAAACGCAAACCTTTATTTTCAAAAAAACCGCGTGGTATCAGGCGCTTGCGTGTGCGTGCGCCTTACAGCGGCACGCCCAGGCGCTTGGCAACTTCTTCGTAGGCTTCGATCACATCGCCCAGGCCCTGACGGAAGCGGTCCTTGTCCATCTTCTTGCGGGTTTCCTTGTCCCACAGGCGGCAGCCGTCGGGGCTGAACTCGTCGCCCAGCACGATCTGGCCGTGGAAGACACCGAACTCCAGCTTGAAGTCGACCAGCAGCAGGCCGGCGTCGTCGAACAGCTTGGTCAGCACGTCATTGACCTTAAGCGACAGCTTCTTCATTTCGACCAGTTGCTCGGCGGTGCCCCAGCCGAAGGCGACAACGTGGGATTCGTTGATGAAGGGGTCGCCCTTCTCGTCGTTCTTCAGGAACAGCTCGAAGGTGGAAGGCTCCAGCTTGATGCCCTCCTCCACGCCCAGGCGCTTGACCAGGCTGCCGGCTGCGTAGTTACGCACGACGCATTCGACCGGAATCATGTCCAGCTTCTTGACCAGGCATTCGTTGTCGCCCAGCAGTTTGTCGAACTGGGTCGGCACGCCAGCTTCTTCGAGCTTCTGCATGATGAAGGCGTTGAACTTGTTGTTCACCGTGCCCTTGCGGTCCAGCTGCTCGATGCGCTTGCCGTCGAAGGCCGACGTGTCGTTGCGAAACAGCAGGATCAAGCGGTCGGCGTCATCGGTCTTGTAAACCGATTTGGCCTTGCCGCGGTAGAGTTCGTCGCGTTTTTCCATGATTGGGCTCCGCTTGCGTGAGGGGTGGGCTAGGCGATGGCGCGCCAGTCGAGCCCGTGTTCCTGATTTGCCACCTCAAGCCAGTCAGGGTCGCACCCAAGGGTGTCGACGAAGCACTGGCGGGCCAGGTGTGGCAGGTTGTTCTTGCTGCTGAGGTGGGCCAGCACCAGGTGCTGCAGGGTGTTCCAGCCCAGCTCATGTACCAGGCTCGCGGCCTGGTGGTTGTTCAAATGCCCGCGCATGCCGCCGACCCGCTGCTTGAGAAAGTAGGGGTAGTGACCACGCGCCAGCATGTCGCGGCAATGGTTGGCTTCGATCAACAGCGCATCCAGGTCGCGATAGCCGTCCAGCAGCCGCGCGTCGTACGAGCCCAGGTCCGTCAGCATGCCGAAACGGCGTGTACCGTCGCTGACCACGTACTGCAACGGTTCGTGGGCATCGTGCTCAACGCGCGATGCCGTAACCTCCAGGCTGCCGACGCTCAGGCGCTGGCCGCACGCCAGGAAACCGGCCACTTCCACCGGCTTGCGCAGCCCGCGCAAGGTGCCTTGGCTCAGGTAGACCGGTACATTGTAGCGCCGCGACAGCAGACCAACCCCATGCACGTGGTCGGCATGTTCGTGGGTGACCAGCACGGCGCTCAGCTGAGCAGCCGACACACCGAGCAGCGCCAGGCGCCGCTCGGTCTCGCGCAGGGAAAAGCCGCAATCGACCAGGATGTAGGTATCACCACTGGCGATCAGCGTGCCGTTTCCCTGGCTACCGCTTCCAAGTACGGCGAAGCGCACTTAACCCAGGTGGTCCTGAATGGCGCTCAGCACACGGCGAGCGACATCGGCCGGAGCCACGGTGTTGATGTTCTTCTCGACCGTGACCTGCACGTTCTCACCCACTTTGCTCAGGCGTACCTGATAGCGCTCGGCACGGGCTTCGCGCTCTTCCTTGGTGGGCTCGCTGCCGAACACACGACCGAAGAAGCCAGGCTTGTTCTCCTTGTCTTCGGGTTTTTCGGACAGGTTGATGTAGTACAGGCCCAGGCTGCGGTTGATGTCTTCTACCCGCCACTGGCCACCCTGCTCCAGGGCACGACCCACGCTGGACCAGGCGCGATCCAGGTCGGCGCCCACGTTCAGGACCGGGTTGCCGCTGCCGTCTTCGCTCAGGCTGACGCGGTTGGGCACATCGAAATCACGTTCGGCCAGCAGCGACACCGAACCGCCCTTCTCGGCGCTGCGGTTCATGCTGGCGAGCAACTCGTCGACCAGCAGGGCGTCGGCGCCGGTGTTGGTGGAGCTGGACGGGAAGTCGGGTTCGGCGCTGCTACCAGCTGGGCGCTCGACGGTGACCACGTACACCTCGGAGGTGTTGCGCTGCACGCCGGGCTCCATGCGCACACGCACGCGCACTTCGCTGTCGTTGCTGCTGGCCGTGCTGGCCAGGCGCTGACCAAGGGAGGCCGAGAGTTCGTCGAAACGCTGCCAGGTGGTGCTGAATTCGCCCGTTTGCGGGCGCTCTTGAGCAATACGGAAGCCGTTGTCCTCGAAGAACTGACGCGCCACCGGCCAGACTTCGGCCGGGGCGTGCTGGGCCAGCACCCAACGGCTGCTGCCGCT